AGAAGAAGAGGAGTAAAATCAAATACTCGTATTTTCTTAAAGAATAGGATAATATAAAAAAATGTTTGGTTTTAGTTCATTTGCACAAGATACCTTTGCATCATCAGGGTCAGGTCCTGTTAGTGTTACCGTTGATGCGACTGGAGTTGTTGGCACACTTACATTAGGAAATGAAACAACATCATTTGACATGGTGTTTGATGTTACAGGATTTAATTTACAAACATCACTGGGAACTCCTCTTGTATTCGAGGGTACCACTGCAACTATTACACCTTTAAATGCCTTACAGTCATCTCTTGGAAACATTACTGTCTTTACAGGAATGTTTGTTAATGTAAATAACACAAACCTTCTAATGACAGCAGAACTTGGTAATGCTGAAGCCAATTTACCTGTTCTTATAAATGCTACGTCACCAGGTGCTTTAACAGCTAATTTAGGTCAAGAAACAGTTATTGCTGGTAGTGTTACAGCTAAACCAAGACAAGATGAAACATTTAATGTAACCGTTGCAAATGGTGGTAGTGGCAATGTTTACTACATGAATTACTTTATGCAGACTACCGTTGATAGCTTGCATCCTCCATTTACATATAGATTTGATCAATCTGATTCTAGCAATGGTAATCATCCTTTAAGATTTTCTACAGTACCTGATGGTACACACTCAAGTAATGAAACATTTACCATTACAGTACAAAGCACTGCTAGTGGAAATAAATATTTTGTTAATGGCGTTCAACAACAAATGCCTATTGCCTTAAAAAAAGGTTCAACCTATAAATTTGATCAATCGGATAATACCAACAATAATCATCCATTAAGGTTTTCTACAACAGATAATGGTTCTTGGGCTGGTGGATCAGAATATACTAATGGAGTTACGGTAGTAGGAGTTCCAGGTCAGACAGGATCTTATACACAAATTGTTGTACCTAATAATGCTCCTTCTCAACTTTACACTTACTGTCTTAATCATAGCGGTATGGGTTTTGGTGTTCCAATTACAACAGGTGTTGAGTATACAACAGGAGTTGTTAAAAACGGTGTGCCGGGAAATCCTGGTGCTTATGTAGAGATAACACTAGCAGATGATACACCACAGCTGTATATATATTGTCAAAATCATAGTGGAATGGGCTTTAAGCTTGATCAAGATTATAATGCTGAAATTATTGGAACAACTCAATTAAATAGTGTAATAATACAATCATCAGTATTTATTCAGGTTACAAATGCTGATTTAGATACATTTGCTGAACTAGCGGATGCATCAACGATAATAGTTTCTGGTTCGGCATTAGTAAGTCCAACAGGCGTGTCGGCTACAGGATTTATTTCTTCGAGTGACCCAGCTGTTAATGTTTGGGCCGTTATAAATGATTCACAAACGCCTGGATGGACGGAGATAGCAGCATAATGGCAAGTACATATTCAAATTCTTTACGATTAGAACTTATGGCAACCGGAGAACAAGCTGGTACTTGGGGTTCAACTACTAATAGAAACTTAGGAACTTTGTTGGAACAAGCAATTTCTGGTGTAGAAACAATAACAATTACTGGAAATACAACTCTTTCAACTAATAACGGACAAGTAGATCAATCAAGAAATGCAGTTTTAGAAGTTAATGGGTCAATAGGCTCTGCTGCTTCTATATTTATTCCTGCTCAAGAAAAAATATATATTGTTAAAAATTCTACAGTAGGTGGTCACGATATAAATGTACAGGTTGCTGGACCTACAGGTTCTGCTGTAGCTATTCCTAATGGAAAAACAGGTATTGTTTATAGTACAGGGTCAAACGTTAATTTAGCTTCTAATTTTGCAGATACTTTTGATATGGGTAATATACGCATTACAGGAAATACAATTAGTTCTACTAATACAAATGGTAATATTGCTATTGAACCTAATGGTAATGGCACCGTAAATGTAAGTAAAAATTTAAACGCTGCAAGTAACTTTACAGTAACAGGAGTAACAACTCTTAACGGAAACACAACAATTGGTGATAATACATCTGATGTAACAACAATTAATAGTAACACTATAACTACCCCTAATGGTCTAAATTTTGACACAAACACTCTTGTTTTAAATCAAGCAAATAATCGTATAGGTATAGGCCAACAAAATCCTTCATCTTCACTACATGTTTCTGGAAGAACTATAACGGATGACTTAACTATTGGTGGTACTGGTGGTTATCAATTACCAAGTAGTTCTGGAACAACTAGTCAAATCTTACAAATGAACAGTTCTGGTAATATGCAATTTGTTGATATTGGTAGTATTGGTGCATGGTCTACTGTAGGAAAAGCTACTAGTGCTGGTGCAAACTCTATGACAGTTTTTAGTGCTACAAGTTATGATATTTATTGGGCTGTATTTAGACTTCTTTATGATACTTCTATCGCCACTGATTTTAGAGTTGGTTTAGTAGATTCTGGGGGAACAAGAGTTTCTGCTAGTAATATATTTAATAATAGTTATATCTATCAAGATGTTTCCAGTGCTGGAACTGTTAGCTCTACAGCTGTTAAAGTTTCTGGTGTTGCTGATGCTATTATTGCCTCATCACCCGCTCCAAGTTCAAGCACAGAAGTTGTTGTCGAAGGTACAGTGTATTTAGTGCGTGCGCCAGGATATAGCACTGGTCAAAACTATTATGGAAATGCTCAAGCAACTTCTACAAAAGACGGTGGTGCTTCTGGCAATATAGATCAAACAACTCAGAGTTATTTTAAAGAAGCATCTGCAAACTCTACTGCTGTTTTTGGTTTAATATTTACACAACAAGGTGGTAATACTTTAAAATCAGGATCTCGTGTAGATGTTTATGGTGCATCTTTCCCATCATAAGGTGACTAATGGCGTTAGAAAATATACAGTTTAAACAAGGTGTTGTAAAAGATGGCACACGTTACACCAATAAAGGCGGTTGGTACGATTCAGATAAAGTAAGATTTCGTTATGGTTTTCCAGAAAAAATAGGTGGATGGGAAAAAAGAGGTAACTCAACTTTTCAAGGCATTTGCCGTAGTTTAAATCAGTGGGCTGCTATTGATGGTTCACAGTTTATTGGTGTTGGAACTAATTTAAAATTTTATATTTCTGTTGGTGAAGCTTATAATGATATCACACCTATTCGATCAACTGGAAACATTAACAATCCTTTTACAACAACAAGTGGATCAACCTTAGTAAATGTTACCGATACGGGACATAATGCTCAAGCTAATGACTTTGTTACTTTTTCTGGGTCAAGTGCTGTTGGTGGTATAGCTGCCGCTGATTTTAACAAAGAACAACAAATTGTAACTGTTATTGATAATGATAATTATACAATAAATGTAGATAATGCAGCTAGCTCTAACGCTGGACCTGGCGGTGGAACGGTTACAGCGACGTATCAAATAAACACAGGATCAACAGATTATACAGCTGGTGTAGGTTTTGGAGCTGGTTTTTGGGGTGGAACACAAATAGGTGTTGCGACAACAGTTTCTACAGGAACTACATCTAACTCTGCAACTACAATAAATGCATCATCTACAACTGGTTTTACAACAAACGGAACAATACTTATTGGAGAAGAACTAGTAACTTACACAGGAAAAACAGCTGGAAGTTTTACAGGTTGTACACGAGGTCAATCTGGAACTACAGCAGCTTCTCATAGTGCAAGTACAACTATACAACAAGCTGATACTTTTATTGGATGGGGTAATGCGGCAACATCATTGACTGATGGTCAACAATTACGTTTATGGGGTAAAGATAATTTTGGTGAAGATTTAGTCTTTAACGTACAAAATGGTGGTGTTTATTATTGGGATAAATCAACCAATGTAACATCAAGAGCAATACCTTTGTCTACTATACCGGGTGCTGATTCTCAAGCACCTACTTTTGCTACACAAGTTCTTGTAAGTGAATTAGGAAAACATGTTGTTTGTTTAGGGGCCAATCCTGTTGGCTCAACAACGCAAGACCCTATGTTAATTAGATGGTCTGACACAGAAGATCCATCTACATGGGAAGTTCTTAATGGTAATTCCGCTGGTGATTATAGATTATCTTCTGGCAGTAAAATTATTGGAGCAATAAAAACAAGACAAGAAATTATTATTTGGACCGACACTTCTTTATATGCCATGTCTTATACTGGTACTAACTTTGTGTTTAGTTTTAGTTTAATAGCTGAAGGTACTTCTATTATTAGTCCTAATGCTGCTGTTAACGCTAATAACGTTATTTACTTTGCTGACAATGAAAACTTCTATGTGTATGACGGCAGTGTTCGTACGCTTCCATGTACTGTAAGAAATTATGTTTTTGATGATATTAATATATCACAACGTTATAAAATATTTGCTGGTCGTAATGAAAACTTTAATGAAGTTTCTTGGTATTATCCAAGCGCTGACTCTACTGAAGTAAATCGCTATGTTACATTTAACTATGTTGATAATACTTGGGTTGTAGGAACTTTAGACAGAACTGCTTGGGATGATGTAGGAACGTCAGTAACTAATCCAATTGCTGCTGGCACAAATAACTACTTATATAATCAAGAAACAGGTGACGATGATGATGGATCACCTATGATAGCCTTTATAGAATCAAGTGATGTTGACATAGGTGCTGGTAATCAAATTATGTTTATAAGACGTATTTTACCTGATGTATTTTTTTACGGAACAAATGCTACTCAGTCTTTAGATTTAACGGTAAAAGTTAGAGACTTTGGCTCTAGTTTAAATCAACCAACAACAGACCAAACATTTACTTTTCAAACAAACGCTTCTAATACTGGAGATACTGGAAGCCAAGAATTATATTCACGCATAAGGAGTAGACAAGCTATCTTTAAGTTTGAAACAAATACACTAGGACAGCAGTGGAGACTTGGCGGAATACGTTTAGATATGAGAGCGGACGGCAGAAGATGACACAAGTACCTGAACAAGTTCTTACTAAAACAACCTTATCATTGCCAGGAGATGCATACGAACAGTCTTATTTTCGTAGGTTAGTTGGTGATATTCAAAGAATTTTTAACAGTATACAGACACCTACGGAGGCAAGAGAATCATCTGAAAGTTTTTCTTGGTTTATTAATTAATGGCAAGTGCTTACTTAAATGTTGTTAAAAATGGTTTAAGTTCTGGTAATACGGATATTTATGTTTGTCCAACTGGTGGACAAGCTATCATTAAAGTAGTAAATATATATAATACCACTGGTGGTGCTGTTAATTCTACTGTAAGTGTCTTTGACAGTTCTACAAACACGACAGGTATATGGGATACGAGTTCAGTTGCTGCAACAACGCAAGAAGGAGTTCTTCAAAACGGAGAAGTTATTAACCTGGAAGCAGGTGATAAATTAATAATTAATGCTGGTACAGGAACAGCACTAGATGTTATTGTATCATTATTGCAGATAACGTGAGGATTTCATGAGCTGGATAACAGATTTATTTACTGACATAGGAACATACGGAAGAGAATTTATAGACCCTGAAAATCTCGCTAAATCTTTAGGAACAGCTGGTGTCATGTCTTTATTTGGTGGCAACAGTGATGATTTCGCAAGAAACTTTTTAATGACTAACTTAGGAAGAACTATTGGCGGAGTAAGAAAAGGTAAA